GGCACTTGACAACTGTTGTATTAATGAGTGTCTTGTGATAGACTCTAAGGGATATGTCAAAAAAAGAATCTCTATCACTTATGAAGACGAAGAAACAAGGCAAAAAACATCAAGTCAAGAGTAGGTGGTACTACATATTCTGGAGTGTCGCTACTGTTTCAGTGGTGGTAGGTCAGATTTATGTTGGCACAGGATATAGATCACTGTCCAATTCTGTAAACAATTTATTAGAGGTAATTGAGTGAAAAAGTTACTCTTAGTATTAGCTGGTAGTATGCTTCTTAGCACACCAGCCATGGCACACAAGGCAAATAGATATAAACATCATCCCCATCGACCACACACGCATCGCAACTGGATGCCCTCGCACAAGCATCACCACTGCCATCGAAATAAGGGATTCTGTCATTACCATAAGCACACCCACGGAGGATCAGGTTTTGGGCATCATGGCACAAGTTTTATGCATGGTTCCTCTTTCTTTAATTTTGAATACTACATCCACTGATTATGAAGTCATTGAAGACACCTCTTCGTTATCCTGGCGGAAAATCCCGTGCCATCAATAAGATTGTTCCAAATTTTCCTAATCTTTTAGACTACAAGGAATACCGTGAACCTTTTATTGGTGGTGGTTCAATAGCAATACATCTGAGTAAGATGTATCCACATCTGGATGTGTGGGTAAATGATCTTTACTTACCACTGGTAAACTTCTGGAGACAACTTCAGGAGAGGGGTGATGAGATGAGTGATTTTCTTGGATCACTCAAGAGGTTTCATAATACAGAGGATAAATGTAGATTACTCTTTAACTCATCAAAGGGTCATCTATCTGATGATAGTGTTGGTGATTTTGCGAAGGCATGTGCCTTCTTCATTGTAAACAAGTGTTCCTTCTCTGGTCTTACAGAGTCATCATCATTTTCAAAGATGGCATCTGTTAGTAACTTTTCAGAGAAAGGTATTGAGAGATTGCCACAATATCAGAAGATTATCAGGAACTGGAAGATCACTAATCTTTCCTATGAGCAGTTGTTGGGTGAGTCATCTGACAGGAAAGCATTTATCTATCTTGATCCACCATATGATATTAAGGACAATATCTATGGCAAGAAGGGCAACATGCACAGGGGATTCAATCATGATGTATTTGCCCGTCAGTGTGCAGAGACCAGTATTGATTGTATGGTGTCCTATAACTCGGATCAGATGGTCAGGAACAGGTTTGAGGGGTGGTCAGAGGCAGAGTTTGATCACACCTATACGATGAGGTCAACTGGTAAATATATGAGGGAGCAGAAGGATAGGAGGGAACTTATCCTTATGAACTATGGAAAGAAACCAAAGATTCAGTTAGCATTTGAAGGTTGTTATAATTTTGCTAAGTTGAAGAAGGAGGGTCTGGTTGATGGTTGATGAACTGATGGTCCAACAACAGGTAGAGAATGTATGGCAGCACATGGTTGGTGTCATCTGCCTTAACCTGACTGATAGGAAACAGGCAAAACCAATCCTCACAGAACTATTCAAGATAACACCCACACCGGAGGAGTTCCTAAAGGTGTGGCAGCATGATAGCCTCTCTGACTTCATCAAACCACTTGGTATGTTTAATATCAGGGCACATCGTATCATGCGTATGACCCATGATATTCTCAAGTGGGATGGTGAGGATGCCACCAAACTATTTGGTATTGGAAAGTATGGTTCTGATAGTTACAGGATCTTCTACAAGAATGATATTCCAGATGATGTTGAAGACAAGGAACTTTTGAGGTATATTAATGAAGAGATTCTGGAGACTGTGGAAGTACACACTAGGTAGTTTCTCTGATGTCAAGACAAAAAGATACGATAATGCTGTTGCTATTCTTCGTACTTTTATATTCTTTACTTATTTGGCGACTAATTGTTTTATTATTGCAGGGGTGATTAGGCATTGGAACTGAAAGACTGGTTGAATTCTATCAACTTCACAAAAGAAAACCTGAGTGAGGATATTAAAGAGTATCCACCATACATTGTAAACAGGTGTCTATCAGGGCATCTGGATTGTGTTTTGTTTGCTAATGAGATGAACAGGTATCATTTTTTAGATAAGGATATGCAATATAATTTTTATCTAAATATATTGAGAAAGAGGAAGAGATTCTCTCCCTGGGTTCGTAAAGAAAAGGTATCAGACATTGAGTTTGTCAAAAAATACTATGGTTATAGTAATGAAAAGGCAGCACAAGCACTGAAAATCTTAACTAATGAACAATTGCTCTTTATTAAACAAAAACTTGATACTGGTGGTAAAAAATGAATCAAACTGCTGAACCCCAGGTTCATTGGTCTCAGGATAAAATGATTGAGATTGTATTGAATGAACCAGATGACTTCCTCAAGGTAAGGGAAACATTAACAAGAATTGGTGTAGCTTCACGAAAAGAAAAGAAACTTTATCAATCCTGCCATATTCTGCACAAACAGGGTAAATATTACATAGTGCATTTTAAGGAGTTGTTTGCTCTTGATGGCAAATACGCTAACATTACTGTTAACGACGTTCAGCGTAGGAATCGTATTACTCGCCTTCTTGCTGACTGGGGTCTCATTAGTGTTGTAAAGGAAGATTCAATCACGGATATTGCTCCATTGAATCAGATTAAAGTCCTGCCATATAGGGATAAGGTTGAGTGGACCCTTGAACAGAAGTATAATATTGGCAAAAAAGGAAAGACTCAGGAAGCAGAATGAATCTGATAGTCATCATCTGTTTGGCAGTAGCGATATCCACATTTTATGGCATATACCTGTCCTTTGGACCACCATCCAAGGACTTGACTGACTCGTTTGATGAGCACGAGGACTAAATAATACTGAGACTCTTTTCGTGCGGTCTCTACGAAAGTCGGAAACCCGCAGACCCCTTGACAGGGGTCTTTTTTTATGATATATTATTACTGTTGACTTACTCAACTGACTATGACTATTACTGATAATGGATTGAACGTTCTTTCGTTCAATCCTAAAACTGATGAATACACTGCGTTCATGATAGACGTGACGCCAGAGATGGCACGTTACATTCTTGATTATCATAATCGTGATAATCGTAAGATTGCTAACTCTCAAGTAAATAAAATTTTCCGAAGTATTGAAAATGATAATTGGTTGTTGGATGGACAGCCAATGACCTTCAATACTGAAGGAAATCTTACCGAAGCACAGCATAGATTGTCTGCTATTGCAAAGTGTGCTGATGATCGTGTCTTTAGGATGATTGTTGTTACTGGTGTTCAACCTGACTGTTTTAGTAGGACCGCTACTAATAAGAAACGTAATCCGATTGATGAAATTCAACGGAAGTATCGTAAAGCACACAAGGACGAAGTTTCGATTCTTGGTGACATCATGAAGCGCCAGAGAAAGTGGCGTTTGACGATGCAAAATGCTATCTCTAGTTACGAAAATTGGTTTAAGAACATTCTCAACTCATTAAAAACCAGTGGTGATTATGAGAATGTATTGGATAAGTTTTCTCTCCAGCGTAAAACACTTCGTGCATACATTGCTCTGTGTGAGCGTTATGGGTATCTGGATGAATGTAAGATTTTTCTTGAACTTCTTGATAGTGAACTTGAGGAAGATGCTGATAATCCAGTATCTACTCTCACAGAGCAATTTCTCAAGTTTTGGAACACCACTGCCGTGGACCTAAGTAATGAAAAAAGAATGGATGTACTTTATTCTTTATTTTGTGTAGCAACTGATCGTATCATCATGCGTGATGATGGCATGATTACTCTTGATGTCACATCTCAATCCCTGGAGCATGAACAAATGGAAAAGCAGGGAGTTTATCGTAAGTTTCTTGCTTGATAACCGAATAAAAACATGCGGGGTTTACCACCCCGTTTTTTTATATTCTGTGCTATAAATATATTTGGATGCCTTCGGGGTCCACAAAACACAAACTCGCTTTCAAAGGAGCTAAAATAATGGGTAACCTTAACACCTATAAGTATGGTGCGTCAGACCTTCCTGCCTTGATGGATCGTATAAATAAGAATAGTATTGGGATGGATCAATACTTTGACAAGTTGTTTAAACTACAAGAAACACAGTCAAACTTCCCTCCCTATAACCTAGTTGAAGTAAGTAGCAGCGAATCCTTACTTGAACTAGCACTAGCAGGATTTTCAAAAAAAGATGTCACAGTCTACACAGAAGACGGAAAACTCTTCGTTGAAGGCAAGAAAGAAGATGACGAAGGATCAGGCAAAACATATGTCCATAGAGGACTGGCTCAACGATCTTTCACCAGAACTTGGAGCCTCTCAGATGAAACGGAAGTTAGATCAGTTGAATTTGAGAATGGGTTGCTAACCATCACACTTGGTAGGATTGTCCCTGATTCTCATAAAAGAAAGGAGTGGTTCTAAATAGGATTGTATCGTCGCCGCCCTATGGGCACAGGGGGGAACTGGCACAATCCAGTTGACACCCCCCTTTTTTTCGCCTATACTATGGGGACAGAACCTCTTCATCATGGACAACAGCTTATTCAGGATAGCAGACTCCTTAGATAGGATAGCAAAGGCATTGGAGAGTGGG